ATCAGGAGTAAAGTCATCTCTTAGTATTATCTTGTTACCTTGTCTTTGGATTCTGTCCAAATTCATTCTTAAATTAGAAAACCCATTACTTTCATGAGAGACTTATACACCAGAGTTTGTATTGTATTCAGGAAACTGACTAATATTGTTTTTAATAAAGTCTATCATTCTCTCAATAAAATATTCTCCAGTATTTAAAATTTCTGATCTTATGTGTTGTGATTCAGCAGTAGTTAAAGCTACTCCAGTTTCTGATGTCTTTGAGTATATATTACCTGCTTCTATTTTAAATCTTAAAAAAGGTATAGCCATATATAAAGCCATATTAGGTAAATAATCTCCTATATAGTCGTTAAGTAATTCTTTATAGTATTCATTACCTCCTGAATTTACTGTACCTGCTATTATAAGGTCTTTTAGCTTTTGTGTTAGCTTTGTACCTAACTTAGTTTCACAGTAAAGTCTTTGTGCTTGTCGTACATAAGGAAGTAATAATGAACTATCTACTGAACCATATATACTTGTACTGTCTACTAATTTTTGTTCTGATATAAATAAAATGTATGACATATTATCTCTTTTTTACAAATCCGTTATTTGGCATATCTATAGGTGCTACTGAAACTTCTTGTGCGTTTCTAGGTAGCTTGACACCCCTACTTCTTGCTTCTGTTGATGTTATTATTGTGTCTGAATTTTTAGGTCTGCTTCCTGTCTGTACTAGAATAACTCTAAACCATTTATGATAGCAGTTACCTCCTCCTTTAAATTTCCAGATTGAGTATGTATTAGAACCTCCCTTACCCCATCCTGGATTTACTGCTCTCCTACCCATAGCAATTATATCTTCCTTACGATAAATCTTACCTGCTTTTGTCATTTTGTTACAAAACTCTCTCTCGCCACTAGACTTACCTGCGTATCTATATCTTACTCTATAGATGTCATTTTCGTATTTCTCTTGTTTACTTCTTTGGTCTTGTCCTGACTTTCTATTTGGATATGCTGAACCTGTAGTAGCAAACTCATAATAAGATAAATTTAATTCTTCTTCAAAATTAAAATCTTCTATCTCATCTTCTGCTTCTTGTTCAGAGAAAATCTCCCAACCTTTAGGCATATCTTCTCCGTATTCTTCTATAGCTTTATCTAATTCAGTTTTCTCGTAACAACTTTTGTCGCACTCTTTTTTCTTACCACAATCACAATCTTTTAAATTAATTAATTGATCGTGGTTTGCACACGGCATAAAGTATTCTTTACCATCTTGCGTATGTATGTGATGTCCACTACAACCTATTTTTTCTGCTTCTGCTTCAGCTTCTTCTTTTGTGTCAAATAATGGTAACTCTTTACCATCAGAAACTATTGTGCCTACTTTTTCTAAATTATAGTTGTCATCCTCTGCTGTTAGTTCTTCTTCTGCTAAAGGTTTTAATCCTAGTTCTTCTCTAATTTCATCTTGTGTCATTACCTCTTTCATATCTTCTATTGTAAACTTAGAAGTAATAGGTTTAGCTTGTACGAAAGATATTGGTAAGTTCATACCATTAACCTCAAATATTTTAGATAATGTTTTTAGTATGTGTTTTTGATAAGGTACAACTACAGTATTTAAGTATATTTCAAATGCTGCGTTCATTTCATCTACATTAGAACCTAGCCCTGTATCGTTTTTAATACCCATAAGCATAGGAGAGGTAACTCTATGACCTGTTAGTATGTTTTGTACTAAAAGTTCTTGTAACGCAAGATATTGCTTGTCTGCGTTGCTTACAGTAATTGGTGTTATCTCAGGAGTTCTTGTTTTGTCATCTGAAAAAGTCAATACAAACTTTCCTGAATTACTAGCACCTGTAAACTTCTCAGCTAAACTTCTCTCTATTTGAAATCTTTCCTCTTGTGTAGGTACTCCGTTAGCAAAGCTAATCATATAACTTCCTGAGAAACCATTAGAGATATTATTCAAATGAAACTCAGCAACTCTTTGATCTACTAATGCCCAGTTGTTTGCTGCTAAGTAATCAGGTGTATGATAGATGTCCATATTAGGACTGTATAAACCTGAGTATAATAACTGACTAGGATTAGTTCTATCCTTAGTATTAAATGCTGCTATCTTTACTGGCTTGTTAGTTCTTGTGTTACCCCAATCAGAACATACATAATAGCAATCTACTACACCCATAGCATTAGGTCGTGATGCCCTAACCCTTTCTACAGGTACGTGATAAATCTCAGCTATCTCTGTTTTAGCTTTATTCCAAATAATGTGAATAGCAAATGCACCTTGTAGCTTAAAGTCAAATGAAAGTTTTTTAATTACTTCGTGTAGTGATTCCTTACCATTAGCTTCTGCAAAGAATTTTTTAATTTTAACAAATTGTTCTAAGTTCTCGCTTTCTTCTACTACTATATCCTCTCCTGCTATCATTTCAGCAGTAGTATTTATAATAGCTGCGTGTGTACTAGAATTGTAGTAAAGGTCTATTAAGAACTGTGGGTAAAGGTTTCTCCATTCTTCTGTACCATACTCTATATATTCCCTACCTCGTACCTCTTGTACTATAGGACTTGTTTCACTTGATAAATCTACACTTAGTATATTTTCCATATTTTTATATTTCTTCTAGTTCAGGATCAATGTCAGTACCCTCAGCATTTTTCTCATATCCTGCAAACGAATGTACACAATCTACTGGAAATATCTCATTAGTTCCAAAGTCAAATTCTTCTGTAGTCATTAAGTCATAATATACTCCAGGAAAATAAACAGGAGGAGTAATCTCGTGTCCTTCATCATCATAAGTTCCTGGTATCTCTACTATCTTTCCTATGTAAACTATAGCTTGTGTACCATTTTTGTAAACATCTTGAGTAACTCCTTCTTCAGTTACTACTTCATAAGTACCTTTAGATAGTAAGTCAGCATCTCCTGTTGTTTTGTCTGTGTATTGTAATTTATATATATTCATTTTATTATGTTGTTAGTGTTGCTAATTCTGAATCTGATAATGCAGTTTTATATATTTGTAGTTGTTTTATTTTACCAGGAAACGAACCACCACCACCATTATCAAGACCAAGCCTGTTTAATGTATTTACTGAAAAAACGTTTCCACTTGTGTCTGTTGCCCTCTTTACACCATCAACCCATAAGTTAAAATTATTAGCTGCATAACTAAATGCAATTTTTGAGAACTGTGTAACATCTGTAACAGCATAAGTCATATCTGCTTGTGCAGAGCCACCGACATTTAGGTATGCTCTAATAGTGTTTGCACCTCCACTATATGCAATTCTCACACTATTGTTTGCAGTTCCATCACTTAGTGCAATCCATTTATCTGCTGTTGTTCCCTCATCAAGAAAAGTAGCCATCTCTATAAAAAACACACCCTCCTCACTATTTATCTTATCACTAATTCCTGTCTTTGTGTATTGGTCTGTGTTTCTAGTTACTGTTATGCCAGTTGTTTTTATATAAGATGTTGCGTAAGAACCTAATTCTAATTGTGCGCCAAAAATTATTACATCAACGCTTTGTTGAATATTTCCTAAAGCCATAAGACCAAAACCTCTTGAGTTAGTGGTGTTAGAAGTAACAGTTTGTTGTATTCTTACCCATTGATTTGTAGCAGTAATAGCATTTCCTGACACACTATTTTGTAAAAATATTAAATTTTGATTAGACCCATTATTACTTTTTATGTAAAATGTTAGTGTATAGCTACTTGAACCATCTAAATTAAATAAATTTTCTAAAAATGATTTATCGGAAGATGTAGAACCACTTACTGTAAGTTGTAATCTACTTGCGTTTTGTGTTCCATCAGGACTTGTAGCATAGTTTGTTGTAATAATTGGTGCTGAAGCATTACCTACCGAATTTTTTGCCCAAACACTCTGACTAAAATCCTCACTATAAGTTATAAGATTAGTCCTTTGAGGTTCTACTAATAAACTAGCAGTACCATCTGTATAATCTACTCTTGCTAAACCATCTATTGTTGCTTTTTTTACTGATATATTTGTGTATGATGTTGTACCTACATTATTAGCAGCTGCTCTAAAAAATATTAAAGTAGAACCTGAAGCAGCAAAATAATATTCTACAGTTCCTACTGAAGTTGTAATATTATGACTTGAAGTTGCAGATATAAATAAACCACCTGCACCAACATCTCCTGTTATATCTACAGATAATTTATATGTACCTGCTGTCAAAGAACCTAAATCATAATATGCACCTTTATTACTACCTTGTGCAACTATCACTAATTTATTATCTACTACATTTTTTGATGTAGGAGAATTATAATCATTCCAATTTGCTAAAGTAGCTACATCAGTACCATTAGCAACCCCTGTAAAAGAACCATTAACAATTTCTTCACTACCTAACAACTCTACATCTTCTACTAAGCCACTAGGATTAACTCTACTACCTAATGTTGCTCTAGTCATTGTTATTGGTATAGGAAAAAATTTTGTACCTGATGAACTATAACCTAATAGATCATTTTCTTTTATTGCAAACTTGCCATTACCTATTTGTAAACTTGGATTCGCCATTATTGTATTGTGTATGTTAATGCAGATGCCATCTCTGCATAAGATTCATAAAAATCAGTTCCTGCTGTACCTGTTAGTTGTATAAGTTGCATATCTGTTAA